ATCACCTTTAGTTCCTTGTGCACCTTGAGTACCAAGAGTTCCTTGGGTACCTAATTTTCCTTGAACACCTTGTGTACCAGTACCAAGCAATCCTTGAGTACCTTGTACGCCTTGTAATCCCTGTGCTCCACGTACACCTTGCGTTCCTTGAGTACCAGTTGTTCCTCCACCGCCACCGCAACTTCCACAACCACATCCTGCAGGATGGTTTGTACCATCTGGTGTTGTAATTAAAACAACGTCATTGACTGCAATTGGTACCTGATTAGCCCCTGGGCGTTGATATTGTGGGCTCATTGGCTTACCTCTGCTGTCTTAAAAATTTTGCCTGAAACATATGTATGAGTTACATTATCTCCGTTTGTTAATTGTACATCGTAGTATGAAGTTCCAGGAAGCAAACGTGTTTGGGCACCTGTAAGAGATAATACTAATGTACGAAGGTTGTCTCCGTCTTCTGTAATGGCTGGTTTTGTTATTGTAAAAGTAGTTATTAATTGAGCCGCTCCTGGAAGTGCTCTAATTTCTGCTAATGGAGTAAGGGTATCTACCTCAATACCTAAACGAATACTAAATTCATAAGCATCACCTTCATAAACATTTAAATCTTGAGTAACAACTGTTACAGGCAATTCAACATTACCGTAAGTAGGAGTAGGAAGATGAACACGAACAGGGCTTGAAGCATCATCAATTTCTTGAGGTTGAAATATTGGAATATAATGATTTGTAGTTTTAGAAATTCTACGTAAACTAAATACATCAATTTTGTAAAGACCAATACCAAGTTGTGAACATAATTCTTTGTATTGTTCTTTTCTGGTTTGAATCATTTGCATTAATTGTTGGTATCTTTCAGATCGTGGAATTGTTACACCATCTGGAGCAAATACGTTAATATCAAAAGCAGCATCATTTGCTAAGGTATATAAAGCAAGAGTTGAAGCATATACAACGACTGGATACTCTTCTAATGTAGGTAAGTTCATTAAACTTACATTTCTACCATAAGCATCTGTATGAAATGCTGAGTGTTGAATAAAGGCATCACTTACAAATTGACAAGTTTCAGTATCAGTAAAATAACGGTAGTAGTTACCAGCAACAATAATTGTGTCCCCATCTGCAGGACTGGTATCAAATACTATATAACCCGTAGCCTCTTCAACTTGAACATCGGCTGAAACATCGCTACCGTTTTTATTTGCAACAAGGTTTGCACCATCAAGGGGAGAGTAAGGAATTAAAAATCGATTAGTTGTACCATCAGCCGTGAATGGGTATACAAAAGACTTAGGTGTATCGCCAATTTCAGACCTTAATCGATCCGCAAGGCTTGAAATCGTAGCCACATAACCTCCGTGAATTCTATTTGCTAATCATCTCGTGTAACTAATATTTATTCAGTGCAAAAAAAGGTCCAACTCCCAACTGGGAGGAGGGCGGGAACCAGTTGAGAGTCGGACTATTAAAGACGGGCTAGGTTTAGTTAGGCCGCCAAATATAGCCAAGTTGTTCTAGATAATCTGCAAGTCCTCTTGGAACTCTGTACTTAACACCTGCTTTAAAAGTGTAAGTATCTCCGACTCCAAAAGTCATGTCTTCAATATCAGTAATGGTACGAATGACTACATAGTCATTAGCAGTTGATACTCCAACATTTTCAATTTCGTCTAAAACAAGTGGAGCGTCTGGATTTTTAGGATCAAAAATATCCTTTTCCAAACTTTCTGCCTCAAGTTGGGTAGCGATAGAAATTTCTTCTTTACGCTTTTTTAGTTCTGCTGCATTCTTTTTTGCTGCTTGTTCCGCTGCTTTGCCTGTTGCATCAAGCGGACTTGTTTGTGTATTTGCCACGTTGTTTATTCTCCTAAGTTAGTTGTTGATGGCTGGGAGCCAAAGAAGGAGTATGGCTCCCAGACATCAGGGTAAAGCAAATTAGTTGGTGTAAACCTTGCAGATCGCTTGATCTGTGATTACGCCAAGACCCCAGATTGCATACCAAGCAAGAGCGTGCTCACGACCGAAGTCAAGAACGCCACCATCACGAAGTTCAACTGGAAGAGAGATTGCGTGACCAAATGCATTGTCACCAATCATGATTGATTCATAAACTGCGGCACCGTTTCCAGTTGCTGTAGTTAAGTAACCCTTATCTGCTGTGTAATCATCAGATACTGGGTTTCCACCTGATCCTGGGGCTGTGTTAGCCTTTACAGGAACTTCAATCTGTGATGCAGGAACACCAACAGATGTAGAGGTTGTGTAAGAAGCGTTGATTGCTAACTTCTTAACCTGAGTGGTTTCAATGAATACTACGTCGTACAAACGACCAATTTCACCAAGCATGAAGTTACCAGGTGCGGCGTACTTCGTTACTTCAATGAACTCTGGATTTGAACGGATATCACGAGATTGTGATGGGTGAACGAACATTACATAAGTCTCACCTAAGCGAGGAATGTTCTTTCCAGCAAGAGTAAGAGCAGCATCCTTAACTGCGCCAGTTGATAACTTGTAGTTACCATCTAGATCAGAAAAAGCAGTTGCCTTTGTACCCTCGTTGTACCAGTCGTTAACGCCTTGTAGGCTGGTGCGATCATAACCGAATACGGCTGATGTTGCAGCAGACAAGGTGTTACGTGCTTGTACATCTAGGTACTGTGCCATGTGGCGACCTAGAAGACGAGATGCTGAAGCCATTACATCATCAAATGATGCATTAAGTAGCAACTCAGAAACAGCAACGGCATAACCGTGCTCTGCAACTGTAATTGCGATTTGCTCTGCAGTAAGTGCGTTTGTTGTCATACGAACGCCTTCTGTAAGAGGAGTTGGATCAATTGCGAAGTTCTTGTAACGAAGGAAGTTCACACGAAGACCAGGTGCTACACCTAGTTCAGTCTTCTTAACTGCAAATTGTTCGAAACGAAGAATTGGCATTGCCTGGAACAAAATTTCTTTCGACCAGATTGTTTGAATTGCTTGGTTCAGGCTGCTGTTGCTGCCTGAGTAAGCGGTTGGGGCGCCTGCGAGTTGCCCTGTACCTGTAATTGCACTTGCCATTTAGGTCAAGTCCTTTCCTAGTAGTTGTTTGGGATTAACCGAACAGTCCCTGACCACGATTGCTTGCAGCAGTGCCAAGTAACTTGGCTCTTTGTTTCGCATAATCCGCCAATGACATTTCCCTGATCGAATCAGGTGAGTACGTTTTTTGATCCGAGTCATTATCGAGGGGTCCTGCGGCAGGATTAGTAATTCTAGTTCCTGCCATTTGTTGTCTTGCACTTTGCATTGCTTGTTGAGCAGATGACAAAATTCGAGCAGATTTTTCTTTCAACATTGCGATGCTTTGCTCAATTTCATCGGCAGTGTTACCATCAACTAAATCAATTAATTCAGGAACAATATTGTCCCGTTCTTGTTCGACTCGTGATGAACGATAGTTTGTTACTTCTTGGAACTTACGTTCCTGATCTAGAAGAGCAAAAGCACGTTCTCTTTCAAGACGCTCAGCCTCTAATTGAGACTGAAATTCTTGCTCCTTCTTTTTTAGGAGATCTTTAAAAGAAAGTTCTTCTTCTTCCTTTGCTTTTTGTATAGACAACTCTTCTGCTTGTTTTGCTGCTTCAAGTTGTGTTCTACGTGCTGCTTCTTCTTCTTTTTCTTTTCGTAGTGATGAAAGTTCTTCTCTCATCTTTTCAAGTTGTGGGTACAACTTAGATTTCTCTTGCTCTCGTGCTTTTGCAAGATCATCGACTGTGTACACTGATGTCTCACCACTCGCTTCTACTACGGCTGCTGCTTCCGCAACAGCGATTTCTTGCATTACTTGCATATCTTGTGTTGCATTTTCCATAGTAATCACCTATGTTTCTTGGGTCATTGTCCGAATGCCTTGCGGCGTATCACGTGGGGTTATAACAAGACAATCTCACTCTATTAAAGTAAGTATGTCTTGCTGTATTCTGAATTTTATATCAGAATTCTAATTAATCTCTGTCTACTGTCCTTCTTTGTGGAATTTTTGTTCCATAGGCATCAGTGACAAGTTTGTTTCTAATCTCTGCTTCGGCCTGAACTTCCATGCCTTTAGTCTCTTGACTTGCAGGATTTAATGGATTGTTTGGATCTTGTGGACCCTCCATTCCATCTCCCATTACATCTCCATCACCTAAAACTGTTGGTTGCATTGGGATAGCACTATTTCCATCAGGACCAGGCATCATGCCTGTCATATCCATAATTTGTTTTTGAATTTGAATTTTAACAAGTTGTAGAGCGCCATCAGCCTGGGCATCAGCCATGAGTTCCTCACGGATTTCAAGCAACTTCTCTTCTGGAAATTCTTCTCCAAGTTGACGTAATGCACCCTCTTTAGACTCTAATCCCATACCCAACTTGGTCTGAATCTCGTTGAGCACGATCAATTTATCAAGTGGCAGAGGTTGTGGGAATTGTGCGTAGTTAATGTAAGTAACTGAATCATTTGGATCTAATTGCGGATACTGACCCTCTTTAATTGGTCCATCTACATCTGGATTATAAATAAAGGTCTGTGGTTCTTTTACTGCAAGAGTCTTTAGTACTAACTCATTAATTTTTTCTAAGCCCTTTCCGTATTGGGCTACCTTTTGTGAATAACGATTCATTAATGGTTGATACTGAATAGAAAGTGCTACACCAGAAGTGTTTGAAATTGGCTGAACTTGTCCAAGCGCAGTTTCTGGAATGTTCATAAGTTCGTGCATAGATCTTTTTAAAAGTTCTAAATACTTCAAGGCTCCGTCTATACCTTGAGCACCACCTTCTAAATTAAAGACTTGGGCGTCTTTTGGAAGACCGCCCCAAACCTTCTTTGCGCCCTTTTCTAAGTTAGAGGCTTTAGCACCCACGATTACCGTTACTGGTGATGCGTGGTAGTTAATGATGTCTGCAACATCAGTGCTAATTTCGTTATATGCACGGTTTATAGTGATGATGTCGTGTGCGTCCGAGAGACCCCACGGCGATCCTGAAACAGGAACATTAGGTATGTGAACTACAGGGATTACGCCAAGTGGATTTGGTCGTGAATCAATTAGTTCATCGTTGACATATTCTTCAATCATGTCATCGGTAAGAATTTCAGTGTAAGTAAATACTTGACGAGTACCTTCCAAAGATGTTCCCCAGAAACGATACTTTTGTTTAAATCTTAATAATCTTGTTCTATCATGTGGATGAAACTCTGGAAAACAGAATGAAGAGTTCATAGGAAGAATACGAACACGCCCAGGATGTAATAGGTTTGCAGAATCTGTCCAAGGTTCTTCGTATGCTACTTTAACAAAACAATCTCCAGTAATTCCGCCTTGCTGTCCCATTTCAAGAAGGACACGCATTTTGTCATTATCTACTTCCCAAACACGTTCCAACCTGTCAGGTACAATTGCCTCAGTCGCTTTTGGAGAACGAAAATGAACACCACGACCAAAGGTAAAACGAGACAAGTAATCATTAAAAGCCCGATAATAATTAACGGCAATTTGCATCTCACCTTGCTCACGACGATACCCCCAATGGTGTCCTAAATACATTGCCCAGTTGAGTGAATAACGGTTTAAACGTGGACCATGAACTTCAAATTCTTCATCGGCAAGTTCTACTAATCCAAGTGGAGAAATAGAAATAGTTAAGTCAGAAGATGCCGCTCTATACGACGGCGGACTAAAGTCCAAAAATGACATTACTTCTTGCCTTTATCTTTTTCTTTTGTAGATTTTTTTACTTCTTTTTTGTTTTCACGTTTTTTATTATCTGCGTTTTCTTGTTTTTTCTTTGCCATATTTGCACGACGACTTGCTTCAGTAGTTTCAATATATTGTCCACCTGCTTGTTGATACTTTTTACTAACCCAAGCACTTGCTCCTGGATTTGGATAAGAAGAGTACTTAGCCCGTGCTTGTGCAACAAACATTGCATACAATTTTGGGTTAGCAGGTTTACGCATTTACGTCTCCTCCGTAGATGACCAATCTCCGCTCATACCCTATAGCATGAGCGGAGTTAGGTGTTAATAAGTTACTAGTCGTTTACGACTGTTGGTGATTGACGCTCTGTGCGTCCACCTGAACGAGCAACTGTCTCAATCTGAGCGGCTGAGTAGTCGTTCATTGTTCCATGTGCAAACTCACCAAGATAAGTTGGTGCTTCTGCCCATGCAGCAGAACCTACATGTGCACGTTCTGCTAATGTTTCAGCAGCAGATTTTGTATGAACTGGAGCATTACGGTTTGGACGACCAGCCGCAGTGGCAGATCCTTGTTCCATTCCTAATTGAAAATCATTTGGAACATCAGTATCAGTTGCAATACCTTCTTCGAAACGAAGTGGTCCACGGCGAGTTGCATTGTCTGCACCCTTGCGCTCATAAACCTGTGGTGCACGCTCTGGGAAACGAGGTGCTGGTGAAATTGTCATTTATGACTCCTTAAGGATTGATTTGGGAAAGGCCTTTTCCTTGGTAATAGTTTCCACCCTTTTTAGGCTTTTGTGTGGTTTAACTAGAAAAAAGGATTGCTAGAAGTAACAACTTCTGGCATAACTAAATCTTGTGTTAAAGAACATGCTATGCCTAAACTATCCACAAAGTCATCATGGGCGTATGATTCATCAGGTGCAGCCACTAAAAAATTTGGACCCTTATATTGAACCTCAGCATCAACCATCTGTTGATAAAACCGTTTCCAAGTCCGAAGTCGTCGAGTCTTGGCATGAGCAGGCCAAGAAATCATCTGACGTTGAATTAAAGCCTGCAAATGTTTCCACCTTTTGGATTGCTCTGAAGGACTGGATGTTATAGGCATTACTTCTGCTCTTGGTAATAAAAGTTTTAAACGTTGAGCAACTGCGTCACCTACACCGTTAGCGTCTACACCAACTGCTAACACATCATAATTACTTAAGAAATTAACAATTTGAAAATATTGTTCTTCCCAATCATCGCCTTGTAGTTCTAACCAGTTAAGGATTCGATGATCAAAATAACCAAACTCGTCAGGACGATCCCAATCAACCCAAACAACAGTAATAACTGTACTGTCAGTTTTACGAGCAGGGTCAATGCCGACAACAACTGGGGTCTTGTGCCATACCTTAACAAGTTCTTGAGAAGTGTCCCCCAAGTTGTCCATAATCGTAGAAGTAACAAACATACCCCTCTCTAGTAACCACTTGCAGTTATAAGACATCTGAAACTCATCGGACTCTTCTCCAATACGTAACATTTCTTTACGAATAAATTTTTCATAATTTGGATTAAATTTTGATACATCTTTCCAATCCCATTGAAAATGATTTTGTCTATTACCTTTAGTAGTTTGTCTTCTACGGTTTAATTGAATAGATCTATAAAAATTATTCTTACTTGTAGTTGGAGTTCCTGTTTTAACCATAGTTCCTGCATAGTATGCAAGCATAGGAGAAATAGATTTAGATACAACAAAGTCGTCTGCTTCTTGACATTCATCAATAACAATTAAATGGAAAGACTTAGATTCAATTTTTGCACGAGGGTTAGCAGTCATCATAGTAATTGTTGAACCAGATTTCTTTAATTTAATTTGACGAGTTACTCCACCAACTCGAATTGCGGAGTCATCGATTTCAACATCACCCATAATATCTACGGCTCTTTCTGATGTTAAACGTGTTACAGCACGACCAAATAATGTTTCAGCCTGTGATTCCGTAGGAGCAAATAGACCAACCCATACTCCATCTTTAAATTTACCTAATAAATCTGGGTATAGTTTTGCAAGACGTGGAAGTAAAATCATTAATGTTGCTACAGTGTCTGCAACAGTTTCAGATTTACCTGACTGACGTGATGCTAAAGCAGTTACTTCTTCGCCATCATTAATAATAACTGATTCCATAATACGACGTGCTAAAGGTTTTTGATACGGGTGTAAATCATGTCCTACCAAAACTTTTAAAAAGTCCATTATTTTATCAATTAATTTATTTACAAATTGTTGAGATAATTCATCTAATTGTTCTTCAAAATTTTCATCTACAGGTGTTTCATCAGTTTGATAAAACTCAGGATTAATTTCCTCAAACTTATCTTTATCGTATCCAGATTCCATAGTGTCCTTATTAAATAGCGAAACCCATCACTAGGATGGGTTAACGCCTGACCTGTAAGAGAGTAAGACAGTTAATCATAACACAGTTTTGGAACGTCGTTTTAATTCTCTAGCAATTGCTTGGAATGCTTCAGCACCCATAAGAATTTCATCAAGGTCTGATTCACTCTGCTGTCTTTGCCAAATTGTAATATGTTTGCCAATTGTGTACATCGACTGCTCCATCCATGAGATCAAATCTGGAGTAGGGATTGTTGACACCCGCTTCTCTATCCGAGTCTGGGGCTGGTGTCCAACCTGCTTCTTCTGAAAAATCTTCATAAGTTAAATCCCGCCTTTCTAATGCCAAGTTTAATGCTTCTTCCTCTGTTCTAGTACCTTCCCATTTGCCAAGGGCCAAGGCCTTATACCTTGGTAATCGTACTATATAAGGAGTAGATGTCCTATATGGCGGCTCTATCTCTTGCGTCCAGCCACGAACTATAACCTTGAACCCCCACTTAAATGGAAAGTTAGTTAATTGGACAAAGTATTTAGATCCGATGTTATGCACCTTTGGCATTGTTACCTACTCTTTGGTCGTTTTGTATTCTGTCTCTTTGTTCCACTGTAATTTTGTTTGCCTTGATTCTTTAATTGTAGTGCACGAGTTAACCTATACAGAGATTGCCGTGCATATGAAGGAAGGCTATTTACATTTGCTGGACCTCGTGGGTGATAATCTAACTCTTGATAAATATATTGACCCTTTGAGATACGGGCTTTAAATGCCTGCCATTGAACTGGGCTCACCTCGTAGTAGTTATAAAAGGTTCCATCACGAAATACTACAGTAATTACTTCACGGCTCTTGTCATATCCAGCCGCAACTGTGCGTGGACGCTCTGGATTGCTTGTAGAAGTTGGTACAACTGATAATGGTGCTGGTTCATCAGATTCACCATATTGAGGACCTTGTTCACCAGGAACAATTAATTCACCAGTATCCTCATCAACATCGTATGATTGACGATAGATAGAACGATCAACAAATTGACCTTGCGAATCTACATAGTAGACATCGCTATCTAATCCTGGCGCTAATGCTTGACCTGCTAAATTTCTAGAAGATGCAGTTTTTGTTGATTGGGGATTGTAATAATTCATTGATTCATTAGCATTTAATAAAGATATAGTTTCAAAAAACTCGCCTTTAGATGCGGCGGTAGGTAACCCTGAAAATGGACTCTGTCCTAAAACATTAAACATTCCACGGGTTTCCTTTTTAGAAAACCCGTAGACAGAACCTGCTCCTATTGCTTGCTGTAACTCCTGTGCAGACGGAAGAGCCGCTTTTTTACCACGGGCTGATCCCCCGCCTGCTACACGAGCCATATTAACTATTTACTTATGCCCAAGGTGTAACAGTTACTGTTGCACCAGGTACTACGCTGTTTTGTGCTGCTGCAAGTGACTGAGTCTTAATTGTTGCTGTTGCACCAGTTAATCTAGTTCCAGGTGTAATAGCGCCTGTATCTGCAACTGTCCATCCTGAACCTGCAATAATAAGCGTGGTTCCTGAACCACCAGTTATAGTCCAAGTACCAACAAGTGCTGTTGGAATACCTGTACCTGCTGCAATAGTTACCTTAGTACCTACAGGCCATGTACCTGTTCCACCAGAAACATATACCGTTGCTGCAGTAGTAGCAGTTACGTTAATACGAGTTGGTTGAGTAGCAGTGTTTGTTGCACCTGATGCAGTGATAACAGTTAATGAAGCATCCTTCATTGCGTCAACTGCAAGTGCTGTTGTAAATCCAAGTACTGAAGGTACTAGTACGTAGTCAGTTGTTCCGACTACATCTTCGCCTGCTGTATTTGGTGAATATTGTGGATAACCATTCCAACCTGAAAGAGCGTTGATGTGGCTGTCTAATGCTGGGTCTAAACGATTTGCTAATGCATCTGGGCGAGCATCGTTTGGTTGCATTGGCATATTTCCATATACAAAGTCAATTGCGACCTCACCTGCGGTATCAAGAAGATTACCGTTGTTATTTGTAGCCATTGTTCTTCTTTCTCTAGAGAGTAATTGTTCACCTCATGCGCTTAGAGGCGCATCAAGTCTACTTAAAATCCTCACAGTTATGGTCTTCAAGTTCGATTGTTTCTAGGATAGAGTCACAATCTCTACATTTAAAGAAACGAACATCATCTAGAGCAACATGCAAAGAATCTGAGTGGTATTCGCTCTGATCCATTTGAGGTTCAGCCAAAACCTCTGGAGGAAAAGGTCCTCTAGGACTATGGGAAGATTTTGGAACATAATGACCTTGTACCGCAAATTTGCGAATAAGTTTCATTTATTGTTCCGACTTTTTTGAAGCCTTCTTAACTGGTTTAGGTTCTTCTGGCATTTCAGATAGAGTTACAGCAAGAGTTTCTAACGCACTCTCTTTTGCTTCTTTAAATTCTGTTGTAATTTTTAATAAACCAGCACGTCTTCTGGCATCTAAAAATTTTGGTAAATCTTTACCACAATAAAATATAGAACTATTTTTTGAAATTTGATACTCATACATTGCTTCTTTATCGCAATTAGCACATTTCATTTACCACTCCAATCCGTGAGAGAATTTCTTACTCTCTGTGTCTACATCTGCTCCGCCACCCATTGGTCCTGGACGAGATGGTTCTGGGAATACCCTAGAGAGTTGTTCCTTCATTTGTGGGTCAACCTCTGGATGATCTGAAAGATTTTGGGCTTTAGTCCAAAACT